AGATACTCACTAGCTACCTGAGAACAACCTATCACAATATCGTCCCCCAAAACCCGATATTGCGAGAAAAGAGTTACCTCAGAGGTAACTCTATAGGATGCATACTGAACAAGCATATGATGGACAAGGGCTAGAGAAGCCCAGGAGGACAGTGCCCCCATGGGCTGGCCCCGGGTGTATCTAATATGTTGTTTTCCCTCAAAGGAATAGAACTCGTGTTTTTGGGGATTGCCCTTTATGGGCAATCCGAAATCACGATCCGTGAGGAGCGATGACCAATTTGATGCTACCTCCTTACCAAAAATCACTGAGATTATACAAACGTATAAGTCCAGTGAGATAAGGTCGGTAGCGGATTTTAAATCATAAGAAAAATACTCCTTGCAAGTTCCGGCAAAAGAGCGGACAGCCTCATTCTGATCGAATGTGGCGTCCGATTCGCCGAAAACCTTTAAGAAAGAAAATAATTTCTCATGCATCGGTAGCATAACATATTGAGTAAAATAGTCGACCATCGCAAAGACACGGATCTTGCCAGCAGGCTCGTATTTAAGATGAAGGCGACCGAGAAATAACTCTCTCTTAGCCTTCCAACGAGTTCTTATCCAATCCGACCAGGGACGATTTAACTTATATAATAAATTATACATATTTCTACCACGGTCATCTCCGACCATAGTTAACCAATTCAATAAATGGTTAACTGGTTGGAGACCCCATAACCTCGCAGCCGATCCGGCTGAGAAGATGGATTGACCGGGGCAGACACCAGAAGCGTTAGTTAACACTGGGAAACGTCGAGGACACAGGTCTTTGACGTCCCCTATCATGTTATACTTCCGACAAAAGTCCCTCGAAAAATTTGTAAATGATGCTAAAGCATCATGTGATATCTCTGGTCGGGGGGACGAGATTGATGAAAAATCTGGTTCTGAATAAGGACCTAATATCGCTCTATACATGTTTAAAATAGAAAGCCAAAAACGGATTTGAGGTATAGAAGCGTTTAAAAATGCTTGGCGGGCGACTAAAGGAAGCCACAAAGGTAGGCCTCCTTTAGATAACCTTATGATACCTGAGCGAAGCTCAGTAGTATCAGAGGTATCACCAGCTAGGTATTTTTCCAAGACTAACTTCGTTATCTTGAGACGAATAATATACCTCTCCAATCCTTGGCTTTTCATGAAATTACGAGAATTTATAGAAAAGGAAGTAACTGCTTTTAACAGATTGGGACTGAGACGGACACCTGAGTACGCCGATAACAATATTGAATATCGACGTACTATCCTATCCAGTTTGCCTGGATGGATAACGACCATAGTATCTTTAAGATCAATGAGTTGGGATAAGGTGCTCCTCCAGTACCGAGCATGAAGAAAATCTGCTCGGACTAAAGGGGAAATTTTGTTAAGAGTAGGAGATTTCTTTATATCGTAATCATGAGGCGGTTCATCACCGGGTCGAG